TTAACAACACAAATCCCAGATTTTATTCAATTAGCAGAAAATAGATTAAGACGTGATCTTCGTGCAAGATTTATGCTTAAAGTTGTTACTACTACCACAACAGCTGGTGATAAAACAGTTGCACTTCCTAGCGACTTTTTGGCTATGCGTGGGTTATATTTGCAAACTACACCTGTATCTACTATTGAATATTTAAGCAATCCAAGTTTCTTTACTAACGCCAGAACAACAGAATCAGGCGTACCTACAAAATATACAGTATTAGCAGCAGAATTTCAATTTGCACCTATTCCAGATTCAACATACACATTAAATATGCTTTATTATGCAGCACCGCCATATTTAAGCTCATCAGTTTCATCTAATGTATTTTTAGCTAATTGCCAAGATTTATTGTTATACGCAACATTAGGTGAGGCAGAACCGTATCTTATGAATGACGCAAGAGTTCAAACTTGGGCTGCATTATATGATAGAGGTGTAAATTCATTAACAGCAGCAGATGATTCTAGTGAGTACACTGGTAATCTTTCAATTACAACAGCTTAAGGAAAAATTATGTCAGAAATGTCAAACTATTTAGAGAACGCTTTAATTAACGTAACTCTACGAGCAACATCTTACACAGCACCTACAACAGTTTATGTATCATTATGGACTTCAAACCCTAATGATGATGCTTCAGGTACAGAAGTAACTGGTGGTTCATATGCTAGAACTGCAGTTACATTTGCTGCACCATCTAACGGTGTAACTACTAACTCTGCTGACGTTACATTCCCAACAGCAACAGCTTCATGGGGAACAGTAGGTTGGATTGGTATTAATGATTCTACTTCAGGACCTAACTTACTTTACCATACACCTTTAGATACATCTAAAACGATTGACTCTGGTGACATCTTTAAGATTTCAACAGGCAATCTTTCAGTTACATTAGCTTAAGGATAATTCATGCCTTTAGTCGTAAAGGATAGGGTACAGGAAACAACTAATACCACAGGCACAGGTACTATTACGCTTGCTGGTGCAGTATCTGGCTTCCAGTCATTTTCTGCAATAGGTAACGGTAATACTACTTACTACGCTATTGTATTAGGTTCTGAATGGGAAGTAGGTCTAGGTACTTACACGTCTTCAGGTACTACTTTATCTCGTGATACTGTATTAGAATCTAGCAATAGCGGTTCTCTAGTAAACTTTAGTGCAGGTACAAAGAATGTATTTGTAACTTATCCTGCTGAAGAAGCTGTTTACCAAGACGAAACTGGTGCAGCTTTTGCTCCACAGTTTGCAGCATCTAACGGACTAAATGTTAATAACGCAACTATAGGATCATCTTATACATTCCCTACAGGATATAATTCTGTAGAAGCTGGTGATGTTACTATTGCTGGCGGTGCAACAGTTACTGTGCCTTCAACATCAAGATGGGTGATAGTATGAGTACAATTATAAATGCAACTACCACTAATGGTGTAGTGATACAACCTGATAATAGTGGCTCATTAGTATTACAAACTAATAACGGAACTACAGCACTTACTATAAGCACAGCACAAAATGCTACATTTGCAGCTCAAGCTACAATACCTACTATTAATTTAACTGGTGGTCAGATTGTATTCCCAGCAACGCAAAGTGCTAGTGCAAATGCTAATACGCTAGATGATTATGAAGAAGGAACATTTACTCCTTTTATAAGAGGTAATACTACTGCTGGAACTGCATCCTATACCCGCCAGATTGGTATTTACACAAAAATTGGTAACAGGGTATTTTTTACAATTTCAATTGAGTGGAGTAGCGGAACTGGAACTGGCGCTTTAACTATTGGTGGTTTGCCATTTACTCAAAACGGTGATGGAAATGATTTACCTTATGCTATAAGTGAATCTGGAAACGTTGCTTGGGATGCTAATTATTTTCCAACACCAGCAGGAGGAAATAACACCACAATTATTTATTTGAATACTAGTAGAGTTGGCGCTTCAGGAGTTTCACTTAATACCAATTATGATGCCGCTGGATATGTGTCCATGTCAGGTCATTACAAAATTTAACAAGGGTTAAAAATGTCATTAGAAAAACAAACAAAAATAGATAGAATAGAAGTAGTAGAAAATGGGATTGTGCAAGTTCGACAAGCTACTATTATTACAGAAGATGGTAACCAAATATCAAGAACTTACCATAGATGGTGCATAGCACCAAACGAAGATTACTCTACCCAAGAACAACAAGTGCAAGATATATGCAAGGTTACACATACACCAGAAGTCATTGCAGCATTTCAAGCACAACAAGAAGCTAATAAACTAGGAACAGTTTAATGGCTAAACTAATACTTAACGGTTCTACTTCAGGTTCAATTTCTATTGAATCTCCTGCAGTATCAGGAACTACTACTTTAACGCTACCTGCTCAATCAGGAACTCCAGTTATAACTGATTCATCTACAGGTGGTGCTTATATACCTACAGGCACGACTGCACAAAGACCAGTAAGTCCTACTACAGGACAAGCAAGATACAACACAACTACAAATGTATTGGAAATTTATACAGGTACTGCGTGGGTTGCAGTAGGTGACCAATCAAACTTTTATAATGTATCTTATTTAGTGGTAGCTGGTGGTGGTGGAGGTGGGGGTTCTACTGGTGGTGGAGGCGGAGGTGCAGGTGGTTTTCTCACAGCTACAGGCTTATCAATATCTTCTGGAACAGCCTATACTATTACTGTAGGTGCTGGTGGTGCTGGAGGAGCTCCAAGTAATGCAGGAACTTCAGGATCAAATTCTGTTTTTAGTGGTGGTGCAATTACAACTATTACTTCTACAGGTGGTGGTGGTGGTGGAAATTATAGTGCATCTGTAACAAATACAAGCGGAACTGCCGTTGGATATGGCAGAGATGGAGGTTCTGGTGGCGGTGCGGGAAATGGTCAAGGTTCTTCAAGATTAGGTGGAACGGCATCTTCAGGTCAAGGTAATAATGGTGGTAATGCAAATGAAGTTGCCCCATATTTAGCTGGCGGAGGCGGAGGAGCTGGAGCCGCAGGAGCAGGTGGTACTGGTCATGGAACAGGAACAGGTAATGGCGGTAACGGCACAGCATCAAGCATTACTGGTTCTTCAGTAACATACGCTGGCGGCGGTGGAGGATCTAAATATTTATCTTATCCTGCGGGTACTGGAGGTACAGGCGGTGGTGGTGCTGGTAGTGATGGCTCTGTTGCAGCAGGTGCTGGAGGCACTAATTTAGGTGGTGGCGGAGGTGGTGCTGAACGTAATGGTTCTTTCACTACTGGCGGAGCTGGCGGTTCTGGTGTAGTTATCATTTCATACACAGGCTCTCAAAAAGGCACAGGTGGTACAGTCACTTCATCTGGCGGAAACACTATACATACATTCACATCTTCAGGAACATACACAGCATGATTACAATATATAAAGGAACAGTATAATGCCTTTAGTATTTTCTGGAACAAACGGCATAACTAATGCTACATGGACTACTGCTGGTAGACCGTCTGCTCCTAGTACAGGACAAGTAGGATATAATACAACTTTAGCCGCATTTGAAATATATAATGGTTCAGGATGGACTTCTACTAATGGTGTATGGACAACAGCTACACGCCCTTCAAGCCCCGTCATGGGACAACTTGGGTATAACACAACGACTGGACAGCTAGAAGTTTATAATTCTACTTATGCTAATTGGTCAAATGCAGGTACTTCTGGAAATTCATATACAGCATCTTATTTAATAGTAGCTGGCGGTGCTGGAGGCGGAAGTGATAGAGGTGGTGGTGGTGGTGCAGGTGGAATGCTTACAGGTTCAACTTCTTTAGTAGTTGGAACAGTATATACAGCTACTGTAGGTGGTGGAGGTGCTGCTGGTTCTAGTGCAGGAAGAGGTGTTGCTGGTTCAAACTCAACATTTACTGGATTAACTGCAGTTATTGGTGGCGGAGCAGGTGCTGGCTTTACTGGTGGACTTACTGGTGGATCTGGAGGTTCTGGTGGCGGAGGTAATGGAAATACTTCTGGTAGTGTAGGTGGCTCTGGAACATCAGGTCAAGGCAATTCAGGTGCAACAAGTGGTGGCGGTGTTGGAGGAGGCGGAGGTGGGTCTTCTGCTGCTGCGACTAATCAAAATGGAGGAAATGGTACCGCATCTTCTATAACAGGCTCATCAGTAACCTATGCTGGTGGCGGTGGAGGTGGAACAGCAACTGGTACTGCAGCTGGAACTGGTGGATCAGGCGGAGGTGGAGCTGGATCAACTGGAGATAATAATTCAAATGCAACTGCAGGAACAGCTAATACTGGCGGTGGAGGTGGTGGTAATACTGGAGGTGGTGGTGGTTCAGGTGGTGCGGGAGGTTCAGGTGTAATAATTTTATCAGTACCAACTGCATTATATTCAGGTACAACTACAGGTTCACCTACAGTTACAACATCAGACTCTAATACAATTATTAAATTCACAGCCTCTGGCACATATACAGCATAAGGAAAAACTATGTCACATTTTGCAAAAGTTTTAGACGGTAAAGTAGTACAAGTAATAGTAGCAGAAAAAGAATTCTTTGATACATTTGTAGACTCAAGTGCAGGTACTTGGTTACAAACTTCATACAACACACATGGTAATCAACACCCAGAAGGTAGACCTTTAAGAGGTAACTATGCTGGTATTGGTTATACTTATGACGCTACTAATGACGTATTCTACGCACCACAACCATTTCCATCATGGATACTAAACAATACAACATGGTTATGGGAAGCACCTGTAGCATATCCTACAGACGGTAAAATTTATAAATGGAATGAATCTATTACTAATTGGGACGAAGTAACACTTTAAGGAGCAATAAATGTTTGGAATAGCTAGTTTTTCCCAAGCTCCCTTTAGTTCGTTAGCAGGAAGATTTGTA